CTTACATTCAAGTTTCAAACCAGTTGATGTTGCAATCTTCTAACAGCATTGATGCTTATGTAAGAAACTGGCTCTTAAATGCTATGGCTCAATCTTTAGAAACTGCTGCTATTAAAGGTGGAGGTTCTAACGAGCCTACAGGTATCATTGCCAACAGTTCTGTAAACGTAACCTATGCAGGTGGCGCAGCATCTAACAGCACAAACGCTAACGGTATCGCTCCAGTTTGGGCCGATGTTGTTAACTTGATGAAAGCCGTGGAAAACGCAAACGGTGAGGGTGTTGCTTACTTGACTAATCCCAAGGTTAAAGCTGCTTTGCAAACTATCCCTCGCCAATCTTCTGGTGTTGAAGGGAATTTCATCTGGCCTGCAGGCGGAATGGATTTGAACGGCTACCCTGTAGCTACTTCAACTTTGGTTCCTAGCAACTTGTCTAAAGGTAGTTCAAGCACTTTGTCTGCAATGATCTTCGGAGATTTCAGCAAAATGGCCATTGCCTCTTGGGGTGGTATGGAATTAACTGTAGATCCTTACAGCGGAGCTACTGCTGGTTTGACCAATGTAGTGCTGAACGCCTATATGGATGTAAACTTGTTGCAGCCTACTGCCTTCGCTGTCTGCAAAGACATCGTAGCCTAATATCTTGACTGCTCGGAGTCATTAAAGACCGAGTGCTGAGGGTGGTCTTGACTGCACCGCCCTCGGGCTATTATGAAGATTAAATTTATTGCAAACCCTACAGGAAAATTTAACCTTTCCTACAATGCGGGCGAGGAAGTGATTATGGAAACAAAGCAGGCGATGCTCTTAATTGAGGCAGGAATCGCTGAGGAGATTGCAGTACTTACCCCAACCAAGCCCAAAAAGGCTAAAACAGTAAACCCAGAAACCGAACTAGACGCCGAGTAAAATGTACAGAGCAAGACGATACACAGCCTACGCAAATGCAGCAACCGATTATGTAAGTTTATCGGAGGCTAAACAGCATTTGCGAGTAACTAGCACCGCAGACGATACCTATATAGGCGGTTTGATTTCTATGGCTGTTGAGGCTTGCGGCGCTTATTTGGGTTATTCGGTGCGCAAAGCAACGGCACGATATGGCTACGACGCATTTGTAGGCCAGCCTGCGCTAATTAATCCAGTAAACGGGCTTACGATACCTTCAGGCAATTATCTGCGCGTAAACAGCCGCGTATTGGATGTGGAGCAGTTGTATTATGTTGACCAAAACAATACAGTGCAAACTTTCGACGCTTCGGATTGGATTGTTTCACCTGATCCGATGAGCAACTACACAAAAAATATCTTTATGGAAAGCGCTCCATCCAGTTTAACCGACGATTTAATTAAGTACATCGTTGAAGTAACTGAGGGCTTTAATCCTGTTGGTACTACCTCCGTAGATCCAGATACAATTTGCCCCGCATCCGTAAAGTTTGCAGCGTTGCTTTTGGTTGGCCAGTACTATGATAACAGGCAGGCCATTACCGTAGGCGTAAGCAATACGCCGCTTAACTTTGGTTTGCATTATTTACTAGATCCCTATAAAATCCCAGTAATGATATGAACGCGGGCCTAATGGATGAGCTGATTTCGATTCAGCGCTACAGTGAAACAGTCGACACCAACACAGGGGAGAAGTTGCAAACTTGGACAGAGATAGCAGCGCCTTGGGCTAGGATTGTGGAACTGGAAACAGGCAGCGAAGAGGTGAACGCAGACAGGAGAGAGAATAAGCAAATAGTTAACTTTACAATTCGCTACACTTCCGATATTTCTGTTAATGACAGGATTGTATGGAACTCAAACAAATACAACATTATTTCGATTGCTGACCTAGAGCGGAGAATGTATGCTAAATTGCATACTGAAATCAGCTATAAAAATGACTAAATTCTCCCAGCAAGTAAATCAGGCAATCAGAGGCATAAAAACTCTGGGCCTATCGCCTCAAGTGGTTGGCGGTGTGATTGAACGCAACGCTAAGGAGTTTATAAACATAGCGCAAAATAACGTCCAAGACGATACGGGCAATTTGAGCCGCTCGATTGGATTCATTGAAAAAAATACTCGTTATAGATTTGCTGCAGTTAGATTGATAGGTGCACGGGTTTACGGTGGCTTTAAAGGCTACCACGCCTATATTTATGAGCACGGAACTCAACAGCGTACTTACAACGGCGCAAGTCGTGGCAAGATGCCTGCAAATAATCAAATGAGCAGGGCTTTTAACTCATACAAAGACACTTTCACCAGCAACACAGAGCGCGAAATTGTTAAGATAATTGCAGAGAATGCGCGAAAGGCTGGTTTTGACGTAAAATAAAAAAATAAAAATATACAAATGGCAACTACTGGAATTACCAACGGCACGCTAATCGCAATTTACAAAGACGTTGCGGGCACTTTGACAAAAATCGCAAACGCGACATCTAACGACTTCGACATCACAAAGGATATGATCGAAACCACCAACAAAGACAGCGCAGGCTGGAAAGAGTTTATCGTTGGTGAGGGCGGCTTTACTATGAACGTCGATGGAATGTTTGAAGAGGACGGCTCTGTAGGCTCTGGCGGGCTATCTTGGAAGGATTTGATTACCGACCTTTTGGCTGGCACTTCTGTTACTATCGTTATGACTTCAAACGTAACAGGCGATTTGAAATTGAGCGGCTCTGCTTTCTTTTCAAACCTGACTTTGAGCGCACCAAACAACGACGTTACAACTTTTACCGCCTCTATCCAAGGTACTGGCGCTTTGACTGTTGGCACTATCTAATATGCAGGAAATCAAAATCGGGGGTGTAACTCACCCCCTTTATTTCTCGATGCTATCAATAGAGCAGGTCTTTGCAGATTTGCAAGTTGAGGATTTTGCTAAATTGGGCGCTGTTATGAGCACCAAGACGGCAGGCAACTCGTTGAAATTTGGCAGAGCGTGCGCCTTCGCAGGGATTGCAGGAGGCTACAGAAAGCAGGGCGAAAAGTGCCCCTTTGTTTCTGCTGACGCTTTAGGCGATGAGGTTAGCGCTTTTGCTGAACTTGAGCCCGCAATCATAGGATTTACAAAAGCAGTTGAGGAGTTTTTTAAACCCGCTGACGATGTGGCTCCAGTGGAGGGAAAGTAACAGGCGGCAAAGCTGAGCCCTTGACCTTTGACCGCCTTAAGCAAATAGGCTTCGGCGAGATGCTTATGAGTGAAGAGGATTTTCTGAACTGCACACCCTACTACTTTAGGCTGAGGTTGCACGGAATGAGAAAAGCCCAAACTCAACAGTATCGCAACCAATGGGAACTCAGCCGCTGGATGGCCGCCACAATGATAGCACCGCATTTAAAGAAACCGATTGCACCGCAGAAACTTATTAGCTTTCCGTGGGAAGTTGAGCAGGCTGAGAATGTGCAGGAGGTAATTGAGAAGTACAGACACATATTTAACAAATTAACCCCACCCCCGCAAGCGTGAAAGCCGTAACCGCAATTTACAATATACTCAGCAACAACGCAGCACTTACTGCGGTTGTGAGCAATAGGATTAATCCGCTGAGAATCCCAGAGAAAAGCACCCTACCCGCGCTCGCTTATCAGGTTGTTAGTAACCGCGGTAATATGAGCAAAAGCAGCGCCTCAAAATCTGACTTTACTCGTATACAGGTAATGATTGTGGCCAAAACTTACGCCTCTGCTATTGAGGTGGGGGATTTGGTGCGCAATGCGATGGAGGTTTCAACGCCCAACACTTTTAACGGTGTTAAGGTGCAGGTTATTGAGTACGATGGCGAAGTGCATTTGGCAGAAGATAACGCTGGATTTGCAGGGCTTTCTACGATTGGAATGGACTTTATTATTAACTATACAAGATAATGGCAACGCAAAGCAGTATAAACATAGCCCTGAGCGCTGATACCTCTGGCCTTAATAAGAATATAGCCAAAGCGGCCGACACAGTCGAACAAGGCGCCAAAAGAATGGCCGAAACCAGCCAAAAGGCAGGCGAAGCTATTGCAAACGCTTTGGGTAATATGAGCGTGCGCGATGCCATCAAAGAGGTGAGCCAAGCGATTAACGATCAGAAGGCAATAACTCTAGAATATCAGAAGCAACTCCAAAGCCTCAGAGATAAGAGCGCCGCGATGAGCGCTACCGACATTAAAGGACAGAGAGCGCTGAGAAAAGAAATCGACGCCGTAAAAGCTGCCATTGCTGGGCAAAAGTTGGGTATTGCGGATTTGGTTGCTGAAAAGCAAGTACTAGAGGCTGAGCTTAAAAAAGAGATTGAACAGGAAAAACAACTAGCCAAAGCCACAACCGAGGCAAACAAAGCAAGCCGAGAGCAGAAAACTATAAACGGGGCAACTCGTGCAAGTTTAAACGGATTGGCTACCTCGTTTAGTTCTGTTTCGTCAATTATGGCGATAGTTGCAGACGACAACAAGGAGCTGCGCAACGCTTTGATGGCAACCAACGCAGCCCTTAACTTTTCTGCTGCTGCTATGCAGGTGCGAGATCTCTCTAAGGAGTTCGGAGGTTTGAGCAATGCCGCTAAGGATGTAGGTAACTGGATTAAGGCAAACCCTTACCTTGTGGTTGCTGCCGCAATTACTGCCATAGGTGTGGCGATTGCATCGGCTGAAACAGAGGCGCAGAAACTTGCAAGGATCCAGGGTGAAGTTAACAAGGAACTGCGTAACGCCACACAAGACGCGCGCAGTACTGCAGTAGAGTTGCAAACTTATCTCGACATTGTTAACGACACTACGCAGAGCGAAGAAAAAAGGCAAGGCGCATTGATGGCGTTAAAAGAGGCGGGTATTGCAGTTGATGACATTAACATCAAAACAGCCGCAGGACTTAAAGAGTTAAACAGTCGAGTAGAGGATAGCATCAATTTAAGCATCCAAAAGGCTATAGTTGATAAAGCCGCTGCCAAAATTGCTGAGATTGAACTAAAGCGCATCGAGGATATAAACGAGGCGCAGAAGTCTCAAAATGGATTGATGAAAACTGTATTAGGTGCGAGGATTGCAAACGCAGCCGCCGCAGGGACTGAGGTTTACATTAACCAAAATGCCGCAACTGCAACTAAATTGTACACTGATGCAATTAAAAACGCGGGGAATCAAGTCGCAATGTTGACCCCTAAAGTTGACGCAGCAAACACCTCGCAAAAAAATTATAACACATCACTAAAGCAAGGCGCTAAAGATGCTGAAACTTTAGATAAACAGATTGCCAAACTAAAAGAACAAATCGACAAAACGGGCAAGACAAAAGGAACCGGTGAGAATCAGTTTATCCCCGTAGATCCGTTGAGAGAGGCACAAAGCGAAGAAAAGCAAATTCTCGACGATATTACCGCTTCGCAGGAAAAGTTTAAAAAGAAAGGGCCGCTTACTTCTGAGGATATTTTCGGAGCCGATGAGGTTGCAAAGGATGTGCAGGTAGTTACTACCGAGATAGGCAAGTTGCCACCAGCATACGAGGAAATGGCCAACAGAAGCAGCGATGCTTTTAGGAAGCATCAGGCCGATATGAAGGTGAGCGCAATGAAAGCAGAAGAGTGGGCGCAGAAACAACTGCAAGCGCTCGACAAATTAAACGCTGCCTTTGCTACTTTGCAAACTGAAGCGGCTGTAAGTTTTGGCCAGTTTATCGGCGATCTAGTATCTGGAGAGCAAGACGCGGGCAAAAACTTTGGTAAAAATATGCTGGGGGCTATCGCCTCCTTTATGGATTCACTCGGTAAGGCTTTGATTGCTACGGCCATTGCTTCTGAGGCGTTCCAAAAGTTAATTTTAACCAATCCGCTAGCTGCTGCTGCCGCTGGTGTGGCATTGGTTGCAGGTGCTCAGATTGTGCGCAATAGTTTGAAGGAAGGCCCAGAGGTTACAGCCTTTGCTGAGGGCGGTATTGTTTCAGGGCCGACGCTTGGACTTATGGGTGAATATCCAAACGCAAGGAGTAACCCTGAAGTTATCGCACCTTTGGACAAATTGCAGGGGATGCTGAACACAGGAAGCCAAAGCGGTTATGTGGCATCTACAACAATTACAGGGCGAGATTTGGCTATTGTGCTTGAGCGTTACAATAAAGACAGCAAAAGGGGTTAATTTCGCAATATGGCACGCAAATACTACGGCTCTTTTTATTCGGTTACTGGGATACTTCACAAAGTTGAAATATGGGACGCACCTAGCGGCTCGGGAACTGGAGGCACAGAGTTAAAACTTGCGGGCAATGGCTACCAAATAGAACGCGATGGGGAGGGTGATACATTTTACACAAATCCTATTCGAGCTTCTCGGTCAACTTCCTACTGGTTAATTCCCTCCGATACTATTATGGGCGAATTTCAAGCCCTTGCCACAAACTCAGAGCAGTATTGGGCGGTATTGATTTACAAAGATTCGGTACTGCAGCACGTTGGCCGAGTAGTTGCTGATCAAATGACTTTCTTACGGGAATCTATCGAAAGTAAGCCAGTTATTTCGTTGGCTGCGGTAGATGGTTTGGAACTGTTGAGCGGTTACAAAGTAAGTAGCGATTGGTTTACCGATGGCAAAATAACAGTTTCTCAGTTGTTTCGTAAATCATTGGACGAACTCGGACTAAAAGATTACTGGGTTGTAGCTGGCACAAATACTGACTATTTTAGGGACGCTGTAAGCCCTTACTCAAGTGATGCAAGCCGCAAGGGTATTGATTTGCTGAAAGTGGATTTAAATACGTTTGTGAGCGATTACGACGCGTTTAAGGATATTACTGCAAGCGATGTGAACGCTTTTCAGTATGCCAGCGAAAATATGGTAGATTGCAAGCAAGCCCTTGAGCAGGTTTGCGAAATTCTACAGGCTCGCTTTATACACGAACTAGGAAAATACTGGCTTGTTTCGGCTGCTGAGTATTTAGACACAACGGTAGCCTATCGCCAGTACAGTTATACCCTGCAGTATATTGGAACGGGCACCTACACCCACACAGTACAGCTGGGGAATGATGTGCGCCCGCAATGGATGGCAAAGCCTTCGCTCACCTACCAAGCGTCTGCCAAATATGTGCAAGTTGACACCGAGCGCACGATGAACACGGGCATTTATCGGACGTATCAAAATAAAAGTAGTTTAATTTTCGGCGGTGCGTTCACAGAAATACCAACGGGCACGAATCCAGATGAGGCACCGATAAGAGTGAGATTTGCGATAAAGTTTCAGCGCCATATTTTTAGCGGAGGCACAACAGGGCCAGAGGATGGAACGAAAGTCGAGATACAAATTTGGCTCACAGATAGCTCAGGTAATATCCAAATCCTAGACAATACAAATTTTTACTGGGTTTCACATACTGGGCCAATTCCAGTAAGAGAGGAAATAATAAAAACAGATACACAGTCCACCACTTGGACATCATTTGTTTTTGATAAGCAATTAAGTACTGCGCCCGCTGGTTACGACACTTTGAATATTGGAGTTACTAGAGTTGTAGCCTACAAGGACAGATTTAATATCTTAGGTAAAAAGTTAGGGACTCCTGCAACATTTGACAAAGATTACTGGGGCTCTGTGCAGATTGCTTTTGCCGATCAGTCACCTTATCAAAACCCTGATTTTACTTTTAATATTACCGAGGTTTATACGCCAGACACGACTAGCGGCTTAAATTCAAACCCGATAATACTGGAGCCAAAATATTACTACTCATCAAACAAATACGCAACGGGCAATATTTTAGCCTACAATGGGACTACCGATGTAATTGCAGACGATTGGTTTGGTGGATGGGATTCCACAAGCCATGGATCTCCCACCGAAATGCTCGGGCAAGGTGTTGCAGGATTTTACAAAGATTTTGTACCAACCATTCAGGGCACTTGGATTGATGCAGGAAGTTTGACTGCTATTAAATCGCTTTATTTTGACTCTTACAAATGGTTATTTAACGGCGCGGTTTATACTGCACGCTCTGAGCAATGGGCGGGCGAATGGGTTGGGCTAGTGCCTGTATACACGGGACTCACATCGAGTGGCGAAGGTTTGAAGCTGGGAGGCGGTTTAAAGGATAGGGTTAACTATCACGATGAGCAAATAGGTAGGTTGAATGATTCGGTTCAGCGTGTGCCCGCTTTGATGCTTTCCGAGTTGGTAAACAATGTAGACGGCTCTCCGACTTCATTCCCTACGCAGAATACTCGCTATGAGGTAATGGTCCAGTACAATTACGCCGATGAGCAAATGGTATGGCACCTACAAGAGCACAATTCGCCCATTACTTACACGGCTGGCTCACACACTATAACCAACGGCTATGAGCTTATCCTGTGCGATACTTCTGGCGGGACTGTAAACGTCGATTTGCCCGATCCAACGCAGAGCAAGGGAAAGAAGTACTACTTTAAAAAGATTGCTACAAGCCACACCGTTGTGATCACTGGAGGCGGTGCAGATATTGATGGTAGCCCGACTTTGGTCTTAAACTCACTTAATCAATCTGCTCAGGTAATCTGCGACGGTGTACAGTGGTGGATTGTGTAATTGTTGCAAATGTTACTCTGGTTATTGGGTAAATTGCGGGTACTATGGCACAAGCAAGCGCAGACATTATTGCAGGCTCTCAGGGTTTTGTTAGACACGGGGCGGCAACAGTTACCTCAGTAAGTTACGACGCAGTAATACCTCAAGAAGATACAGTATTCACATCGTTCACCGTTACATCGGAAAACGGCACGGCAACCAATGTGTTAAGCGCACGCGGTATGTCAGGCGTTACTTTTAAACAGGGCGCATTTTTGCCCGCTGGTAAGGGTAACAAGATTACTGGGTTTGTAATTTCATCGGGTTCAGTAATCGGATATTAATATGCCTCGTATTGGAATTGGCATAGGTCTTGGGTTATTTCAAGGCTCTACTTTTGACGCATCCTATCAAGCGGTGTTGAATTATGCGACATCGTTGGGATATACTTTGCCGAGTTCTGCGCAACAGGTAAAGCAAAACAAATTAATTGTTGATTTGAAGGCGGGTGGAGTTTGGAACAAATTGGACACATTCGCTGTGTTTGCAAATAATGGAGGCAGTAACTTTGGTTTGATTGATTGGAAGCGTTTGGCGTTATATACTGCCGTCAATTCGCCAACATTTACAACCAATGAGGGATTTACGGGTAACGGCACGAGTTCGTATATTGACACGAATTTCAACCCCGCAACGCAAGCAGTTAATTACGGATTAAACAACGCATCACGATATATTTATCACTTTTCTGGCACGGGTACTTTGGTAAGTGATGGTGTTGCATCAAATGCTTCTTACAACTCGCTAAGATTAGGAGCAACCACGCAAAACACCATCAACGGAACAACTGCGCTTTCTGCGTCTTTTACATTCTCAACAACAAAGGGTGTTAAATCAATACACCGAACAAGCACAACGGATGTCACTTTGTTCAATGATAAAACGGGTGGCAATAGAACATCGTTAGCCAATTTAAGTTTATCAAGTATGATTCAAGTAATTTTGAGAAGAGCGACGGTTTACGGCTCAAATGAGGTTTCCGCATACGCCATGGGTGCGTCATTAATTACCGAAAATGATGCTTTTGTTGACGCATTAAATACTTACATAAATTCTTTATGATAGTTCTACATCCAAACACCGAGCAGTTCAACGCATTGAATGGCTATAAACATAACGCAAGTGAGTTGTTATTTGTAACCGATGGAAGTGGTCGATATATTGTTGGTTTAGAAGTTTTAACCGATGAGAACTTTGCTGAGATTCACGACCAATTAGAACAACTTGAACGAATTGAATATACCCATACAACATAATGAGACACTTTGAAAATGATACGACCGCAGCAATCGCAACGGCTATTTCAGGCAGTTCAGCGGTCATCCATTTTGCCCAAACTTGGCAGCCTGTTGTTTCTTTGTTTGTGGGTTTTGTTGGTATTATTTCGGGCTTGTTCGCGATCCGGTATTATGCAAAGAAAATTGACCAAATAGATGGCAAAGAATAAAACATCAACTGTTAACGCATGGCAACCAAAACCAAAAAAGAAGTTGCGCAGGCACACGAAGCACCTGAACAAACACAAGTCATGCAAGCCGTCAAGAGGTCAAGGGTAAAACTGAAAAGTTATTTTAAACCAACGCCCAAGCGATTCCGCGTGTTGGGAGATTCATTGGCGGCCGCGTCATTGTTTGTTGCCGGATTGAACTTGGATCACCCAAAAATCATGTTGATTGCCGGCGTTTGCGGTGCATTGGGCAAATTCATCACAAACTTTTTTACCGATGCAGAAAATTGAAGCCACAGTATTATTGTTGATTTTGTTGGTGTTTTGTGGCATGGTGTACATGGAATTTTGTGTTCCAAAACCTACGCGCATAGTTCATGGCCCAGCGATCCGGATTGTTCAAAAGGAATTGGATACATTGGAAATCATCAAACGCAAATACATCACATTACATGACACGCAACAAATAATCAATACCAAATATGAAACACTTTATTTTGAGCATCGCGGCGATACTGATTGCAATACAACAAAACGCATCATCGCAATGCACCGACAGCTCGACTCTCTCGGCAAATAATTACTATCTGATTAAGGGCGCAGAGGCTAGAGAAAATTTAGCACTGTGCAGAGAGCAGTTAAAGATTGATGCGGAGGTAATTGCTCAGCAGGATAAGATACAGGCCAAGCTACTGGACGAGTTGCAGAAACGCGACAAACGATATAACCGCCTTCGCCGTACGACTTACACGATTGCCACTATCTTTTTATTAACTTTGATATTATGAACATTCACATTTTGCGCGCTACAATGGCCGCCAAAAAATATGCCTTCTTTGAGAATGGCGAGTACAACCTAAACATTATCGGGATTCGCAACAGTTCCACTGGTAAGAAAGTGACCAACGCTTTCGACGATAAGCTTGTATGTGCTTACAAGGTGGGCGATAGTTGGGTAGTAAAAGAGTGGGCAGCCACAACCGATAACGGCGGCGGTACTGCGCGACTGGTGCCAAATCAGTATCGTGGTTCACACGCCATCGGTTTACACCAAGGGAAATACGAGGCACTAAAACAATGCGCTCCTGTAACTGTGTATCGCGACTTCAC